ACTGGACGCCGGCCGAGCCCTGCTGCTTGTTGCCGCCGATCAGCTGCGTCAGGCCGGCGATGACGAGGCTGCTGACGAGCGAGATCGCGACCGACTCCAGAACGGCCGTCAACGAGATGCCGGCGATGATGGCGGCGACTGGCGGCATTTCAGACGGCCGGCTGCGCGCCCGCCGCGATCCGCCAGACGCGGCGAACCTGCGTCGTCAAGTCCATCCAGACGAGACCGTCCGGCGAGACGAAGGCGGCGGCGGTGTCGTTGCCGACGATGCCCATGGCCGGGCCGGTGTCGGTGTCGAACAGCGCGATGTCGCCGCGCCAGGCGAAGGCCGGCGCGAACTCCGGCAGCGTATACTGCGCGGCGATCTGCACCATGAGGTCTTCCAGCGTGCCGCCGCCGGTCGCGCCGGAGATGACCGCCGCGGCACCGGCCGCATCGCTGTAGGTGCCGCGGTAGGGTGCCGCGAGGTCGATGCCAGCGACGCTCATCGCCTTGACGACATCGGCCGACCACATGCAGCAGTCGTGGGTGCCCCAGGCGAACGGCTCGTCCTGGGCATCGACGATCATGGCGGAAAGCGTGGTCGGCCAGTTTTCGAGGCGGGCAATGCCGAAGGTCAATTTGAGACTCCCCAGAAAATCTTCTGATCCTGGAGCGATGCGACATAGTCGAAGCCGCGGTCGCCGGGGAAATAGGTGTTCTGCGTCTGGGGATCGTAATAGCGGACCCGCTCGCGCTCGAAATCGACGAGGCGGTTTTCCAGCTGGAGCGTGACCATCGACGTCTCGGCGCTGTCGTCGATGGTCGGGACATCGACCCGGCCCTGGAAGAAGCAATAGGGCGCCGCCAGCATCGCGGGCGCCGGGGCGAACTGATAGGCGGCGATGTAGATATCAACGGGCTGCCCCTGGCGCAGTTCATTGAAGGCGGCGGCGATGATCGTCTCGTCGATCCCGGTGAGCGACACGGTGATGCCCTGCGCCTGGAGATCGGCGGTTTCCTTCGTCGCGCTGATCCCGACCAGCTCGCCGGCACCTTGCCAGGATCGGCCGCCATATTGCAGCAGCCCCACGCCCGTCCACAGCCGCAGCGTGCTGGTGGCGAAGAAGCCCTCGAACATCAGGATCAGGCTGACGTGCGGGGCGCCGAACAGCCCCACCAGGGCCGGATCGTAGCTGGTGCGCGGCATGTCAGAACGCCTCGATTGCCTGGAAGCTCAGACCCATCATCAGCTTGCCCTCGTCCCACTGGGAATCGAAATCGTTGCTCGCGAGCCGGAAGATGCCCGCGGGATTATTGAACTGGAGCGGATAGCCGTTGAAGGCGGTGCCGCGCAGCGGCGGCCAGAATTCGATGGAGCAGCGGCCGTTGCCGTCCGAGTTGACGAACGCTGGCCCTATCGTCTTGTAGAGCCCCGGCACGTTCTGGATGGTGAACCACGTATTCGGCGTGATCACCTGCGCCGATGGCGTGAAGCCTGAAAGATTCATCGCGTTGCCGGTATAGGAGCCGCCCGTCGAATGCCAGACGGCCGGCGCGCCGGTCACCGGGATTCTCGGCGTCCCACCGACCGGATCGATCAGGTTGAACGTCCCCTGCTGGCCGTTGAGAGCGAGAAGGGTGCCGGCCCAGTAATCGGCATTGGCGCGGGACATCGGCGGCAGCACGCAGTCGGCCTCCCACCAGCCCGCACCCCAGGTATAGACCTGGGTCGCGCCCGAGAAGATGCTGCGCGTCACGGAATTGATGCCGTGCTGCCGGTAGCGGATCGCCTTGAATTTCGGCGTGGTCGGAAGATCGATCGGATAAGTCGGCATCGCTCACCTGTTGAAGGTCGCAGCGAAGGTGCCGCCGCGCTTGCGCTGGGCCGAGACCGCCGCAATGGCCCGATGCTCGATGCTGTAGTGCAGGTCGTGCAGGCCCTTCTCGATCCGGGCGACGGCCCCCAGATCGGCGCCGCGCGCGTCGATGTAAGCCGTGTTGCCGGCGTTGCTCGGCCCCTGGCCGAAGATGCCGCGGGTCCGCGAGGCCGACAGCACATTGCCCGGCGTGTCGGCATAGATGAGTTCGGGGCCCTGCTCGCCGACGATGGCCCAGTCGCCGATCCCCATGCTGCCGCCGGATGCCATGACCGCCGGCGAGCCGGCGAGCGGCCCGAGGACGGCGCTGCCGCCGATGCCGAGAACGCTGCCGATGGTGGCGCTGCCGAATAGCTGATCGAGCGCGCCGCCGAGAACCTTCTTGAGCAGGCTGTCGAGCACGCTCGTCACGTCCTGGATCGCGTGGCTGAGCAAGTTTTTCCAGCGGGTCGCCGCGTTGCCGCTATCGGTGAAGGCGCGCCCGAGATCGGTGAGCAGGCTGCCCGCCGCATTCACGACGGAATCCTGCAAAGCCTTCTGTTCCTTGATCCCCTCCTGATATGCGGGGTCGGCTTTCTCCATCGCGTCCTTCGCCTGGGTGACGGCGGCGTTCCATTGCGTCTGATCGATGCGGCCGGTTTCGAGCAACTTGTTATATTCGGCCAGAAGTTCGTTGTATTTCTCCTGCGGCGTCTCGATAGCCTCCTTGAGCTTGATGGCTTCCTGGTCGAGCTTGTTTTGCTCGGCCTGCTTGGCCGCCAGCAATTCGTGCTGGTGGACCAATTCGGCGATCTGCTGGCCCTGCTGCGTGTCGATGGTCGTGCCCGCTTGACGCAAAGCCGTATTGAGCTTCTGCGCCTCGGTCGAGAGGCCGAACTGTTCGTTCTCGAATTTCAGCTGGGCGACCACCTTGGCGATGGCGTCGGCTTGCCGTTTCGCCTCTTCCTCGGCCTTCTTCGCCGCCGAGGTGGCAGCCGCCGCCGACGCTTTGTCGAGCGCGGTGAAGTCGGCGGAGCCCGGCACCGAGATATAAGTCGGCGGGACGCCGCCGCGGGTGGTCGTCTCGCGGGTATCGCCGATGAAGTGGCTAAGTTTCGCGTTGACCCGGTCGATCTGTTCTTCGAGGACTTTCAATTGAGCGGCGGCGACGTTCGCATTGAGGAAGCCCTTGGCGACTTGGTCCCTGATGAGCTGTTCCTGTTGCTGGAACATGTGAAGCTGAGAGGTCAGGGTCGAGACGGCACCGCTCGTCGCTCCCGCATTTTCCGCATTCCACATGCGGCTATAGGCGCTCGCGAGTTCGTCGAGCGCCCGGATGAGCCCGGTGATCGCCGGCATGACAAAGCCGAGGATGTTGGCGGTGATCGCCTGGAGGTGGGCCCAGAACTCGTCGGCCGCTTGCTGCAGATCCTTGAACGCCTTGACCGTATCGTCCGACATGATCCGGCCGTCTTCTTCGGCCTGGGTTCCGAAATTGGCGAGCGCCGCGGAGCCCTGGCGCAACAGCGGGTCGAGAACCTGGGCGCCGCGGCCGAGCAGCTGGATCTCGTCCCGATTGCGGACGGCGATGTCAGGGATTTGCTTCATCGCGTCGGCGAAGTCGTTGAGCACGTCGGAGGTCGAGCGGATGTTCCCGCTGGTGTCGAGGTACTCGATGCCGAGGCTCTTGAAGGTGGATTGCAATGCCTTGTTGCCATCGGCCGCCGCGCCGATGCTTCTGGACATCCGCTCGAAGCCGCTCCGCAACGCATCCTGGCTGACGTTCGCCTCGCGCGCCGACGCCATCAATTCCTGATACTGCGTCGTGGTGATGCCGAGTTCCGCCGACATATTGGCGATCTGCACGGCGGCGTCCGCCACGCCTTTGATGAACTCGGCGATGCTTTCCACCGTCACCTTGCCGATGAACGCCTGGAATGCCTCGCTGGCGACGTTCATCGCCTCGCCGATCCCTTCGAGGTCTTTCTTGGACTGCTCGGACATCGCCTTGACTTGCTGGCCGAGCTTGGTCAGCTGGTCGTTGATCTTGGCGAATTCCGCCGTGACCTCGATGTACATTTCGCCGGCTTTAGTCGCCATCTGGCACCCCTGCCTTAGCTTTGAAGAACGCGGCCATGCGGTCGCTGAGCGCCCGGCGCTGGTCGTCTCTCAGTTCGACCGCCGGCTCGGGCGGCGGGCGCCGGAAATAGGGCACCAGGTCGGTCACCTCGATATCCGAATCCCGCGGTGCCTGTTGGCGCATTATCATCGCCTGCTGCAGCACCAGCCGGCCCTCGCCGAAGGGCTCCAGCTGGTCGAACGCCTCCCACTCGGCCAGTTCGGCCACGTCGATCCGCTTGGTGAGCTCGCGCACCGTGCAACCGAGAAGCGCCGCCAGCCGGAAATAGAACCGCCGGCCGGGGCGCTTCAGGAGTTTTTTCGGGCGTCCTCGACGGCATCCTTGGCCACCAGAAGATTCAACGATTGCGCTTCGGCGAACAGCTGCATGATGGCGTTGCCGCATTTCGCGCCGAGCAGCGCCGCCTCGTCGTCGGCGAAGAGCCGGGTGCCCGTCTCGTCAGACAGGCAGAAGACGAGCAGCTTGGCGCGGAAGTTCTCGGGATCCGGCTCCAGGCTATCCGGGCTCTTGCGCGACAGCATGAAATAGCGGTCGCGTTCTGCGGCGGACATCGTCCGGAGCCAGATCTTGGCGCCGTCCCAGGCATCGACCTCGACCTCGCGGAGCGGCAAGTCTTGCACCGCGAGGATTTGTTCGCGTGACCACGCCATCGTGACCCCTCCGTTCAGGCTATCGGCCGCAGCGGCACGCCGGGGATCAGCCCGACGACCCCGAGCAACACGATGATGAACAGGATCAGGATGACCAGGAAGGCGATGTTCTTGAGCTGCGGGTCGAGGGTCATCGAGCGGACCGCATAGAGGATCGCGCCGAAGATCAGGATGACGATCAGGACCCAGATCAGGAGCGAGACCATCACGCCGCCTTCGCTGCCGGGCCCGATTCGGCCTTGAGCGCATCGAGCGTCGTCGAATATAGCCACGTCACGGCGCCGGTAATTTCCAGCGGGATGGCGATTTCGACCTTGCTGTCGGCCTTGCCGCTGATTTTGAACTCCATCACATAGGCCGAGAACGTCGCGGTGCTGGTGTCCACGAAGGTGATCTTCATTTGCACCGGCGATTGCGCCGTGCGCGCCGCCTGCAACGCCTGCTGGCCGAGATCGCTGCCCGAGAAGTTGGCCGTCATCGAGAAGGCACCTTCGTCGGGCAGGCCGGGCAGCTTCTCCTTGAAGGTCGATTGCAGGTTGGTGATGTCGATGATCGCCGCCTTGCCGCCGGGACCGTCGAAGCTGATCACCTCGCCGATGGGCTCATAGGTCGAGGGGCCGGTCTTCAGATGGGCGATGATGGTGCCCTGAGTGCGGATAGCATTGCTGGCCATGGTCGTCTTCCTCCTTTGCTAGGTATCGTCCTCGTCGTGCCAGAAGCGGAAGTCGAACGAGACGCGGCGCGTGTGATCCTGCGCCTCGAACGTGTCGCGCTCGGATTCGATGTCGGTCTCCTGAATTCGCAGCGGGCCCATCATGCCGCGGAAGCCGTGGAGCGCCCGGCGCACGGTGGTGCCGAGAATCTTGGTGGCGCGATAGCTGCCGTGATACTCGGGCGCATCCGACCAGCAATCGATCTGCAGCAGCACGCCGGTGAGATTGTCGGGGCCCTGGATGGTGTAGTTGCGGGCGGCGGTTATCCGCTGGAAGGTGACATAGGGCGCCGGGGTGTTCTGCGGCGCGGGCGCCGGGAAGATGCGGTCGCCGACGATATCGGTCACCGCCGA